AGAGTTCATACCCATTGCGGTTCCATGACCTGTTGTTTGACCTGCGTTGAACGGGTTAAATAAATCAAAAGTTACTGACTGAGTTGCGTCGTAATAGGCATTGTTTTGTATAATTGATGAGGTTTGACCTTGAGCCACATTGTTTACTAGCCCTGAACCAATGTTTATGCCCTGACTAACAACTGTGTAAGCCGCATCTGTGTTATCGGTTGTATTAGAACGAAATCTAATGCTCCAGTTTCTGTCAACTGATGTGCTGTTTCCCGATGAAATCATAATTTTGTAGTTATCAAACTCAGATGTAAAAATAGGGTCGGCATTTGAGCCTAAAGAAACTGAAGTAACACCTGTGAAGGTGGTTGTTTTGATGTGAACTAGACCTTCTGGTGAGCGCCAGCTAGAGCCATTCCAAAATTGTAATCTGTCAGTGTCCTCTAGGTGAGTGTACATACCCTCAACAGGGCTAGGAATAGCAGACCCTCTAGCTGCTGTGCCAGCAAAGCTCATCACAGTCTGGTCCATTAGGAAGCTGTTTACATCGGCTGCTGCTAGAACTTCACCAGCGGTAAATACTTTTCTTGACATTGTTTTCCTTAGTTCTTTCTTATGTAGTTTAGCACTAGAAGCTTAGGCGGTCATCATCAAGAATACCGAATACGGCATCATCAAGGATAAACAAGCTAAAGTCCAGTCGCTCTAGGGCAAGGTTTATGCGCTTCTCATTGTTTTGCCAGTCATGGCTAATACCGATTACCCTGACATACTGCTCAATGGCTGGCGGGATGCCTGAAGGCGTGAACCGAACTTGCACAACATCTCCAATTTCAAGGTCTAAGACCTCGTTCTGTTGTGCTTCGCTTAGAACATCAAGAATGACCGAAAGATTGCTAAAACGATACTGTGGCTCTTTGAACCTAGCTAACAAGAAGTCGGCCAAGAACTGAAGGTCGCTAGCTTCGTTGTTTAGCAGGCCAGTTGCAGTGTAAGAGCGTGGCCCATAAAGGAGCTGTGACTCAGCATCTTCCGCGCTTGCCTCATCTGGAAAGCTTGGAAAGTCGTTAGTCAGGACTATTCGGTTATATAGTTCTTCAGTTCCATAAACAACACCAAGCTCTGCAAACGGAATAACTGTGTATCCAGGTATAGCACCTTCATCGGTAAAAATAAGGTCAATGGAACCAGGAGCTGAGTTACGAGCCTTAAAGACAAACTTGCCATCCTTAGAAACAAAGACCTCACCCGCCTCGCTTGTAGCAATCAACTGAAGGTAGGCAACAGCCTGCGTTCCCTCTGAAATGTCTGTGTCAGACATAAAGCTATTACCTGTGTCAATGTCGCGCTTGTCGGTAGGCCAAGCCACTTCTGGCAGGTCTAGGATGCGTGTCACTCTAGCGCCTGATAGCTCTACATCAGGGCTTACCTCTGGCAAGTTGTTTATTGTGAGGTCACTGAGTGCATCGGCAGCTTGAAAGCTAACGACAGACCTATTACCAGGCTCATAGGCAATGTCAAGGTCGTCAACAAAGCCATAGATAACAGGGAAGCCGTTGCAACTAATTCTTATTTCTCTACCAGGAATTAACTGAGAGTAGTAGAAGCCTGCCTCGTATAGCGGGTCGAACAAGCGGTCAAAGTTGTCAAGGACAATGTTTAGCTGACCAGCATCAATGCGGTCTAGTGCTTGGTTCTTACCTCTTGAGGTAGAAGCCGAAATAAGCCTGTCGGTAATGTCAAAGAATCTGTCACCACCAAGTGTGTATTCAGTGTTGTCAAGCACACCTTTTACAACATCGTCAAGCACAAACCTAGTTGTGTCTCTTTGGCCTAAGTTAGCACCAAGTTCGACCTTGACTGCTGGTTCTGGCATTACGCACCTTGCCAGACAGCGCCAGAGGTGCGCTCGTAGGACTTGATAGCGTCAACGATGGCTTTACCGATTGTCGGGCCTGAGCCAACTCCGCCGTTTACCTCAATCTGATAGTAGTTATTGACTACTTCTGCATTACCAAAAGCTGACCGAGTGCCTACGCCTGCGATGTCTGAGGCTATGCCACCAAACTCGCCGTAAGCCTGATTTAGCTGACCGATAAAGCCACCACCTGCACCTGCAAGGGTTTGCGCTAATCTGCCACCTGCCATTGGTCCTGCTGCAATCACCTGCTGAAGAAGGTCGTTTGTTAGACCCTGCTGAGATAGGGAAGTGATGTTTGCAGCAAAGTCTTTGGTTCTTGTAAGAAGTTTCTGAATGTTTCTCGTAATAGAGTTGACCGAACTACCGAGTTCGGGCAAGCTGAAGCTCGAAAGGATTGACTGCTTTATGCTGCCGAAAGTGGACTTGACCGAATCAGCAAATGACTTGTAGGCATCTTCGCGCTTTCTTAGTCTTTCTTCTTCTTTTCTAGCCGCTTCTTCTAAAGCATCCTGAAGTTCTTTTGCCGCTTTTTCTTGTGCGTCAGCTATTGCTTTTGCTGCCTTATCAACAGCAGATGCACCACCTGAAGCTGAGGTTGTGCCTGTTGCTATTTCAGCAAGGCTAGGGGTAGTTGACTTAACGCTAGATACTGTGCCGCCCAAACCTAATGCTTTTAGCTGGCGCTCCATGCTGTCTGGAGAACCAGTCAGGAAGCTTCTTAGGTAATTGTTTTTGGACCTTAAAGCGCGTTCCCAGCCATCTGCTGACCGAGCAATCCCCTGGATGTGACCACCAAGTTCAAGCTGTCTTACCTTGTCCCATTCAGCAATGTACTGCTTGACAGCAAGCGCGTTATTGTTTATGACATCTCTTGCGTCAAGTCGTTTTTTTATTTCCTCAGCTTGGTCAAACTCAAAATACTTTTGAATGTCAGTAAAGAAAAGAGTTATAGCCTCTCCAAGAACCTGAAACCCAATAATTGTAGTTTCAACAAATCTCAAAAGGTCATGGAAAAGGTCAACAAAGATTCCTAGAGCTACGCCAGCAACCTCAAATACAGTAGCTATTGTTGCGTCTTGACCAAAGATTGTTTTGAACAATGACTCAAATTGAATTGCTAATGCTGCAACGCTTTCGCCAAGCTCACTACTAGGGTCCATTGCTTCTTGTATAAGGTTTACAACGCCTGTCAGAATTTCTGCCAAGAAACCAAAAGCTTGTTGCATGCCTGGAGTAATGTCAACTAGAAGCTCTCTAAAAAGAGTGTTTAGTTCTGCGATTGCAGGAATAACAGCAGCACCAAGTGTTGCCTGGAAGTTTTCGAATGTAGCACCGAGTTTCTTCTGTTCGGTGTAAAGGCTTCCGCTTTGGTTGGCAAATGTGCCTGTTGCATCAGAGGCTCTTTGGTACAAAAGCTCCAACCGAATAACCTGTTCGGCGTTTCTTCTCGCAGCACCTTCAAGGTTTGCTTGACCTCTAGCAGCAAGCTCCGAGTTGATTTCGTTCTGCTTCATAGCGACACCGAACTTCTCAATCGGGTCGTACTCACCTCGGAACAGGGCAGTCATACCTAGCAAGGCTTCTTGGACATCGTAGCCATACAGAGCAGAAAGGTCAGTTGCTAGGCCAACAAGCTTTTGCGTTTCTACTGCAACATCGGCCATCTCAAAGCCAGATTGTTTTAGAACCGAACCGATAAAGGTAGTTGCTTTAGCAGCTTTAGATTGGCTTAGACCCATTTCTTCGGCGTTTTTTGTAAACGCGACCATCTGTGGTGCTAGGTTGCCGAAGACAGTTTCAACACCATAAAGATTTCGCTCTAGGTCACGAGCTGCTGTGATTGACTCTCGGCTAAATTCAATAGCTTTAGCGGTAACACCGAAGGCGGCTAGAGCGCCACCGACCTTACCAAGAACTGACCCAAGGCCACCCATCTTGCCACTAAAAGCACCTAGTTGGCTAGTAGCCTGCTTGATACCATCGCCCTTGAAGGTGCTGACGATGTTCAAGTTCATGTTGCTCATTTAGAGGTCCTATCAATGTTGTTCTTTACTATTCTGACAGTCTTTTGAATCGCTAGCTCTACATCTTTTTGTACTAGCGGATAAGCCTTGTCAAATCCTGGATAAACATTTCGTGACTTGCCTTTATTACTTTTCTTGACGATAGGACCAAGACCTCTAATAAAGTAAGCAACGCCTTTCCAGGTTGAGGTGTGCTGACGCATAACCACAGGCCCACCAAACAACCGAATTGGGTAAGGTCTGGTTTTTCCGCCGCCCCTAAAGTTTCTAGCCAAGTCTGTTTGCACAGTAGCAGCAGACCTGACCCGCAACCGAGCAATACCTGTCTGTCCCC